AAACGCCTTGTGAGCGTGAACCCTTAGCACTGTTGCATGATTTACAACACGCTAAAGCGTTGTCGAAACTTACTACCAGCTCAGGCGATAGGCTAATTGGAATCACGTGGTCCACTGTATCAGCTGGCTGCTGGCAGTACTGGCATGTCCATTGGTCACGTGCTAATACCTTTAACCTAAACGCTTTGTAATCACGTGTAAGTCTAGGGTCTCCTCTTTTGCTACTCACTGCCAGCCTTTACGTTTTAAATGATTAAGTGCATTACAGTAGTTAGGTACTTCATCATCAACACCATATCTATTAGCTACATAATGCCAATACCAATAGAACTGCACATCATCTGGCTTATTGATTAGATAATTACTTCTTCCTTGATAGTAACCTACATGAGAGCCATTACGCACATGAGCTCTCCATGAGCTCTCTCTATGTACTATCTCGTTATGACAAGCTTCTTGCTTAATAGGTAACTGATAGGCAGCTAATTGTTTTAAGCTTTGAATAGCAGGTATTACGCCTACTCCTACTGCAGTGCTTTGCATAGATAGAGCTATCCCAATAACGATTGCTACCGAGCGAGCTATCCGCGAAGCGGCTCGCTCTGAGCCCCTGAAAGGCTCTAGCCATGAGAGTACCGCACGTGTCAATAGACGAACTATACCAATTATGACAATACGGACATTAATACTATTGTGAAATGCATCACTTATCTGTCGAGTAAAATCCACTGCCTTTGAAGATAACACTGGGAACACTAGAGTAAACCTTTCTCATAGTCTCACCACAAAACGGACAATCTAAGTCGTGTGGTTCGCCAATAGATAGCTCTTTATCGTAACGAGCATTGGCTTCGCAATTTTCTGAGTTACACTCGAATTCATATACTGGCATTATCGAGCTTCTCGCATATCGGACACTCCGAACCTTTCATAATTGTATTGCCACAATGACAATACGCAGGCTCTAATTGTACCGACTTTGTTTGTAAATCACCGTAACCGGCTTTAAGCAATAGCTCCGTCAAAGTCTTCACATCTGTAAAAGCAAGATAATCCTCTGGTGTTTCACCTTGCCCGTTCATTCTGCAAATTACGAAACTCGGTTCTCCGCTTAACGCGCCGCGTTTCTTACTCTGACGGAGCCATGCTAGCGGGCTGAAATCACTTCGTCCCTTGATTTCTACGTCTATTGGGATATTCACAATATCTTTACCCGCTCCTCGACCTACCGCTGCGCCGTGCCAGCCTCGTATTCGAAAATACTCAGCTAAGACACGCTCCGTCCGCAACCCGCGGTCTTTCCGATGGCGCGACATGGATTAGGTCATGCCCTGCCAGCGGAATTTACTGTGTGACATGATTGGCATGTCCATTCCTTAAGTAACCATCGGTCTTTAATCTGTCTATATGTTGGTACTGTGTTGCACATTTGGCAAATGAGCTTATAGCCCAATTCCTCTAGTGCATCTGCGTTAGCTCTTAGGTTAGCTTCTTCTTCTTCACTAGGGAATCGTTCCCATTCGTTATCTTGATTGAGAAACTCTACATGTCCCATTAGTCAAGCTCTTTCATAGCTAAAAGCAAATCCTCTGCAGTAATGAGATAACCTTTACTAAAGTTCGGCTCTATATTGCATGTTATTGCTTTACCCGCTAATCGGACTGCATACTTCACGTGATTAATGGGTACAAATATGACACCAGACTCCAGTACAAATGCCCAGTAATCAGCTTTAGTAACAGATAGTCCAGATAACTCCCACGATTCAGAGCTGTTATACCAACACTCTGTCTCTATGTAGATATTGCCCGTGCTCCACCATTTACGGTCTCGCTTGACTTCGACTGTCTTGCCTTGAGTAAGTAATTCATTCACTAAAGACTCACCAGCTGAGCCAAACGTATAATCTAAATCATAATCTGAAAGCTTAGCCACGTTCTGCCCGCTTTCCCCATGTACCATCTGACTTAATTTCGTACCAGATTGGTTCGCATCGCTCAGCTTCGCCGAGAATATGATTCATGCAACGCCAGTGTCCCCACGGTTTATTACCAGCTCTCGAAGTACCAGTTTTCCAGACCATTTCGCCATGCTGGCAGCGCTGTATATCCTTCTCCGTTGTGCCACCAAGCACGGATTTCACCGTCTCGACAGCTTCTTCCATAGTCGCAGCTTGAGTTGTAGCGGTTATCGTCCACGGGTCAGATTCTACCGGCACTGGTATGTATTGCTTTGAAGTTTCAGCCATTTTAGCTTTAGTTTCTTGAACTATTGAGTCTTTAGATTTCACTCTATTCACCTTCTCAGCTTCTTCACGGCTTATAGCGTTTTTCTCTGTACCAATACCGGCGTTTTTAGCGGCGATTCCGATTGCGGACGTTTCGCAGTTTTCGAGAGCAAAATCTTTATTCACTCCACGGTCCGACGTAATCTCACGTGCATAGCCTGTTGAAAATGGTCGAGTATCTTCATCGTCACGATAAAGCTCAGCTTTAAATACTACTCGCGTAGAATCTTCGTGAATCAACTGAGTAATGATTCTGCCCATTGGATAACCGTCGCGAAATAATTTAATTCGCTCAGCCACCGTAGTGTATTCGTTCAAATTAAACATTAGTCAAGCTCCTCTCTGAGTGCGAGCTCTCCCGCGATACTTCCATAACCGAGTATGTCGGTCCAGTGGTCGAGCAGGTATGGGGATTCTTGAGTTCTGCTAATTTTGACCAGCTGCATGATGACTGCGACTTGATAGTCGTGGATTGGTATTTCGAGATACGCAGATAAGAGCATCCCTGTTCGGCGCATGTTGTCTGCAATATCGCCATGTGTATGGTTACGGATATTAATGGTGTCGCTTGCGCTTTGTAAGAGTTCATGAGCTTTCATTATCTTTTAACCAAATTAGCAGTAAGCATCTCGTAATGCTTGCGGACAGCTTTTCTACCTTCGACAATTCCTTCGGCTTTGCCATAGTTAAAGAATAGCCAAGCGGTGAAAGTGTGAGTAGCTAGCAATATAATCTGTAATACGGTCATGATTAAGCTCTCCATTCGATTGATTCGTAAGTAGTAGTCATGCACCACTGGTCTATCGCGGTGTCGTAAAGCACTGAGTAATCTTCGTCAAATTCTTTAAGGATATAGCGAGCTCCTATTAATTGAGCATAATCGTCGAACCAGTAAATATAGCGATGATGAAATGCAACAGAACCTTCAAAACGACCTTCATTAGCTTGCTTTAACCAAGTCTTTCCGGACCACTGCATTGAAGTAGTAGATAAACGCTCAAAATCAAGCTCGTATTCTGTGTAAAGATTTGACATAGCTGACATTTTGTTCTCCTAACCTAAAATCAAGTAACGGTTTACCTGATAAAGAGAACACTACATCAATCTGTAGCGGCAGCCACCCTTTTTTGATAACGATTTGATAACGATTTGAGACGGGTCTTCATTCTCAAAATATGGGAATCCGAGCTTAGCGGGGACGTCCATAACGCTTTCCATGCACGGCGAACGTGCCATCTTTCTCTATATATATAAGGTCAATCTGTACGCCTTTAGAATCCTCTGTAATGATTTGTATAGATTGCTGCCAATTAGCGGTCCCACGGGTATAGTGAGCCGCTTTCAGGTTCATGAGGTGTCCGGCATCCACTCCCCTATGAACACGCCTTAAAACCCCGTTGGAAGCCTCAGAGAAGGCACTCTGACCCGCACGATGCGTATGCCCACAAATTACATTTAGCCCCATTTTGCGGGCATGAGTCAAGGCGGTCATTCCGGCATGCGGGCTTATGCTTCCTTCGTCACCGTGGATAGCTATCCAGCCTTTAGCAATCGGATATGGATTTTTGTGGTACTGGATGCCGAGCTCCTCGAATCTCATGAATTTTTCATAGCGCAGCTCCGGCAGCGCCAAGAAAGCCGGTATCTTGCGCATGATGACGTTATACAATCTATCTGTGTGGTTACTACGGGTTACGTGGGCTTCTTTAACGAACTCAGTTAAGCCCCAGAGAATCTCTACAGCTTGCTCCCTGTCATCGTGAAGTGTCTGCTCGAACCATCCGAGCTTACCTTCTTCCCATTTTGAAATCATAGGTAGGTCCAGCTCGTCACCCAAAATTACTACTGAGTCTGGCTTAAACGCCTTAATAAAAGCCGTCACGTTTTTGACGGCTACTACATCGTGATATGGAATTTGAAGGTCAGGCACACAAACGGTTCGCTTAATCGTCATCCTCGTCATCATAGGGAATATTGTCTATGCGATTAGGCAGCTGTGGCATAATCCAATCTGGATAAGCGCTACGGTCTGTAATGATTGCCAAGCACATATCTATCGCAAATCCGGCACGTCTTAAAGCTTTGTAAAATTCGTGCATTGAAATGGCATAAGCATCTAAGGCGCTGTAAGTATCTAGGTCTATGACCTTTTTCTTAGCCATAGGAAAATGTTACCTGTCTAGTAAGATATTGTAGATTTCATCAACCCGCGAGTTGAGTCTTTTTATCTCGCTCAGTAAATGCGTAATCACGTAGCCAGCCAAGCCGCCTACTATTGTCAAGCTTGCAAAGTAAAGAGTAAAGAAATCCTGTTGTGTCATTTCTTCGGGCTCGCATATCCGAACACGCCTGAAAGAACAGCCCAGAGAATAGCGCGGTAGTCCACGTCAAAGTTACTACCAGCCCATGCTGCTAGAAATGCGCCGAGTGCTAGGACCGCTGGATTCTTCATGTTCATTTACTTATCCTTCGAGTAGTGGGAGTAGAAATAACGAACCGTCTTTATCGCCCTTGCTCGTAAAGCTGACATGCATGTGATGGCGGTGCTGATTGCTCCCCACGTATTTACGCCAAGCCCAAGATTTCTTCGGGCTGGCAATAACGCCGTCAAATATGATGTAGGACAATCTTCCAGCATCTCTTTTAGACTTGGCAAGTAATCGTAATTGGTCTGCAAGATAAGGCATTTCGTCTGGTTTTGGTACTCCATGTAAATCCCTGTCAAGGTCGAGCCCTCTAACAATCCCATCCGCTGTAGCAATATGGTCCGATACACCACCTGATAAATGACGTGCATCGGCAATCCAGCCATCGCTGCATTTGTCTCTGTCTTTATAGCGAGCATTTACTTGCTCTCTCAAAGTTACACCAGCTGCACATAACTTAGGACTCATCCCAGTAGTAGTGCCGCTTCATCGGCTGTTATGCCAAGACGTTCTAACAGAGCAGCCTTAGCAGTTGCCTTAGCCGCTGCCGCTGACTCATCCTCTGCGAGCTTTGTTTCTGCAATAGCAGCTTGAGCCGCCATCTCTGCAACTTCGGCATCGGTGAGTTCAATGATTGACTCCACGCCTGTCTCGCAGTTGATTTCGATTCGTGTTGGATTAGGCATTTTTTACTCCATATAGGTAGAAGGAACTGTACTCTGCAATATTTCCAAGATTGTTATCTCTAAACGCTATTTGAGTGATGGCTGCTGTGTTTGACCATAGACCGGCATTTAATTCCATATAGGCATTGCTTGCATTGTTTTCAGCAGCAAGGTCAGCACTAAATGACTTGTTGGTGCTACCAGCATAATTTGGAATATACATAAAAATTGAAGTAAAGGTATTTGCAGTCGTATTCCCAGCGTTAATTAAGCCACCGTCTAGGCGACCCCATACCTGACCGGCAGGGCTAAAGGTTGTAAGTGGAAAGGAACTAGCAGATGACCCGTCACCGTATAGTACAATTTCTGAATAACCGGAAGTCGTATCATTAAATCTGTAGCCTAATGAATCCGTGGCTGTTCCAGTTCTACTTGAACGAACTGATATTTCTATCGCCAAGTCCGTGTAAGTGCTGGGAATCGAGCTGAAAGTTACAGAAGTAGTCCCGCCGCTTCCTACTGTGCTTGATGAGATAAGTTGGAATGTATTAGGCATTATGCAGCCGCGATTCCGTAGAGGGTGAAGGTACTGTTCGCAAGAAATGTTGTGCTTTGAGGGTCAACCTTGACTTGATTAATTGCAGAGGTAGAACGCCATAATCCTACTGTTGCGTTTGTCCCACGGCTTGCAGTATTAGAACGACCTAGAACGGTTTTATGGGTTGTAGTATTTGAATAGTTTTGAATCTGCCAAATATATGTTGCCGTAATAGTTGTGTTTGCATACGCAGAATAATCAATATAAATTTGAGCTTGGTTAGATGCTCGACTTGATGCCGCAGCGCTTCCATCTCCATTTACATTTGTAAAGGAATAATTAGAGCCTGTGTCGATTGAACCGTTACCAACCTGCAAAGCAATGTTTGCTCCACCTGATGTTGTGCCAAAGTTACCTACCAAGATTAAATCTGTGTAAGTGCTAGGGATTGACGTAAAGGTGTAGTTGGAAAACGCGCTACCGCTGGTGTATGTTGCTATCGGCGTATAAGTTGAACCGGCTGCCATGATTACCCCTTAATTCCGTAGAGTGCGAATGATGAATATTGAACCCAGTTATAAGGTGAGCCCGGTTGGATTGTTATGGTTGAGACCGCTGCTGTGTTCATCCATAGACCTGAATGTAAACCGACATAACCTGCCCCGTTTTCATCCTCGCCCGTTAATCCTCGAACTGTTTTATATTTAGAAGTATTTTGATAATCCAATACATCAATAACGCTTGCACCAAATTCATTTGCTGGGTTGGAAGCATAAGCACCAATACCGGCAAGCATCCAAGTTGTCGAAGTACCTGCACCTGCGGCAGCACTTGAACCGTTACCGTAAAGACGATGCCATGAATAGTTAGAGCCTGTGTCCGAATTGAATTGAACCCATAAAGCACTCTGCCCTGTTGAGGCTTGGTCGCTTCGAGCGATACCGCGAATCTGTAAATGCTTGTAAGTTGATGGAATAGAACTAAATGTGATTGAACTAGACCCGCCTGAGCCAACCGTTACAGTCGAAATAGACTCATAAGAGTTAGTAGCAGGAGTAACTCCAGCACTAAATAGCCCTGCTGTGATTGCTCCAATCACTATGCAATGCCGCCTACGATTGTCCAAGAGTTAGCTGCAAGCCGAATAGCCACGGCTGTCTTATATTGTGCAAGAGTAGGAGCTGCTGATACTGCACCGGCTGAAACGATAGTTACGCCTGCACCGGCAGCAAAGGTCAAGAGACCTGCGCCTGAGTTAAGAAATGTAATAGCTGTACCTACTGCAGCTGCAGTCAAAGTAGAATCTGGAGCTATTGTAATAACTTTTGTAGAAGCGTTAGTAGCCTGAACTAAAGCCTGATAAGTGTCAGCGTTGGCTACTGTGTATGTCGCGCCTGACTGAGCGTTCAAAGTAAAAGTCACTAAGCCATTAAAAGCATTTGCTGTCAGCACGTCTCCCGTGCTTGCTGGGAATCCTGTTGCCATTATTTACTCCTAATAACTAAATGTAGAGACACCGATTATACCGTACGTAGAGCTGCCGATGATGAAGGCATCACCAATAGGCTCTAAGGTAGTTATAGTCGCTGTCATTTTGTTGGGGGTTATGCTCCAGTTAAGACCCTGACACTGCAAAGTTTTAACAATGGTACTGCCGTCCGGTTGGACGTTTGTTATCTTCAAATTGTCGAAGAATTTTAGACTTATCATGGTATCGGTAGGCACTGACGTATCAAGCAAATCTACGGTCATTTCATCAATACGAATAGTGGTTTCTTTGCGGGTTGCAATATATTCTCTAGCAATATTGGTAACTATTGTGTCTGTCTGCGCCACTAAGTTATCCTGAGTAATGCCATGAGGGAAGTATTTGTCTATCGAAGTCTGGTCAAAGACTGTAATAGCTGAGCCGCCTACGCGGCTAAACGTGCAAGTATTAATAATAAGCTTGTCATCAAATGCGTATTTTAAATTCTGGTAGGGAATACCGGTGGTTTGATTAAATTCAATAGGGGCTGTAGCTAGAGAACTCATGACTTGCGTTCTATTCTTAAATATGGCGGTGCCAGTGCCGTCTAAATAGAAAGCTCCGGTTTCGCTGAATTCTGCGTTTTTAATCGCATCAAGTGAAGTCCGCGAAGTTGCGGGGTCAGCTACGCATGTATTAACTCCGGTTGCAACGGTGCGCATGGATGCAGGAAAAGAAACTTGGTC